TGAACAGAGCGACAATCTCAGCAACGTTCGAGCAGGTATTTGAAGCATGACTACTCCTCAGTCAATCCATGAACAGCTTCAGTCGCTTGAGCCGTCAGCCATCATTGAATTGTTTGAGCTTCAATTAACTGAAGACGTGAACGGAGTTAATCTAACTTTTTATTACCACGCTGGAACGAATGAGTTAAGCGCCGACGTTGTATTTAATCGTTTAACTTATGTAGCAGCGCCTATCGAAGTTGACGGGTTTGAGGTAAGCAGCAAGGGCACGTTACCGCGTCCATCAATGAGAATCGCGAACGCAAACAGCGCAATTTCCGCCTTAATTGTGCTTTACAACCCTTTGCAAGCAAAAGTAACAAGGATCAGGACGTGCAAAAAATTCTTGGATGTAGATAATTTTGCAGATGGCATAAATGCTACTGCCGACCCTTTTGCTAAATTTGAAGATGAAATTTGGTATATTGATCGAGTTGCAAACGAGAACCCGCAGGTTGTTGAGTTTGAACTAACAAGCAAGCTTGATTTAACAAATCTTTCATTGCCTAGACGGCAAGTTCTTGAACATTGTCAATGGAAATATCGCGGCAGCGAATGCGGATACACAGGTAATAGGTACTTTGATATAAACAACGCTTCGACGGATAGGAATGGCGATGTTTGCGGCAAAAGATACAGTAGTTGCGCCAAAAGGTTTCCGTCTGGAGACCTGCCATTTGGAGGGTTCCCCGGTGCTCGACTTCAGGTTTGACGCAGAAAAACACGCTAATGAGCAGTTGCCAAAAGAAGCTTGTGGCGTTGTCGTAGATGGCAAGTATTGGCGTTGTCGCAATATCGCTGACGATCCAGAACGCGACTTCATCATGGACCCTAGAGACTACGCAGTAGCTTCTTTCTATGGGAAGGTCGAATCGATTGTCCATTCTCACCCGTTTGGTGGTGCAGCCAGTAGTTGCGATAGGGAGTCATGCACTGGTACGGGTAAGGTGTGGCATATCTATTCAGTGCCAGATAGCAAATGGTTGACTATCGATCCTTAATTGGTCGCCAATGGAGTTATGGAAAGTTTGATTGCTACACGTTGATCCGTGACTATTGCAGGCTGAGGGGAATCGTCATTCCTGATTTCGCCAGACCAGATGATTTAGAGACGTGCCAAAGCATTTTTCTTGAGCAGGCTGAAGCGATTGGGTTTGAGCCTGTTACCTACAAAGGGAGGCAGCCTGAGGACATTTTGATCATGCGCCTTGGAACGAAAACACCAATGCACGCAGCGGTTTTGCTTCCTAACGAACGGATTTTGCATCAACGTCAAGATTCGTTGAGTGCGGTAGAGCCATTGGGCCGGTATTATGTGTCAAGGGTCGCGGCGGTTTTTCGATATGATGCAGACCGTCAGGCTGCTGGATGACTTGGGTGAGCGCTATGGCTCAACTCATAAGTATCACGACTTAAGGACTCCTGCTGATGCGATCAAATTGCTTTGCATTAACAACCCTGAGCTGAAGGATGAGCTGCTAGAAGCGCATGAGCACGGGATTGGCTATCGGTTAATACAAGCCGGTGAAGATCTTGACACTGACGACCTGCATTTACCGATTGGCAGCAATGATTTGATACTGGTGCCTGTGGTTGTAGGTAGTGGGGGTGGCGTTGGCAAGATCATCGTCGGCGTGGCTCTTGTTGCCCTGTCATTTGTGAGTTTTGGCGCAGCTGGAGCGTTTGCTGGGCTGGGAGTAGCTGGAGCATTTGGCTCAACAGCCTTGGCTGGTATTGGCGCAAGTTTAATCCTTGGTGGCATCGCTGATTTGATTTCGCCTCAGCCGGTGATACCCAAACCTGGGAACAATCGACTGTCGGAGCCGACTAACACTGACGGGCCTCAATCAATCGTTAGGGGTGCAGACGGCAAGCAATCCTACGCATACACAGGAGCAGCAAACACGGTGGGGGTTGGAGCGGTTATTCCTGTTGCGTATGGGGAGGTTTTGATTGGGAGTAATTTATTGAGCGCTGATGTTGATGTAGTTGACGAATCTGATCCTCTCAAAACTACAATCCAGCAGCCAGGAACAGATACAATTCGGTTTGGTGGTGAAAAACTAAGCTACAGCACAACATTAGCTTCTGGTATTGAGGCCAGAAGACTTAGACCTGGAGCGGGATTTCCTAGTGGGAAGTCTGGATCGGTGAATAGCTTTATTACGCTAAGGAAGGGAGCAGATAAAAATTGCACCGCAATACGTTACGACAAGAAAAACAGAGAAGATCCAGCTTTTATCCTAGAGCTGAGGACAGGGCTATTTGACTTTGTAAGTGGTTCGGGTTCAACAATAATAGACGGATTTATCACGTACCAGCTTTTTACAGAGACTGAAATTTCTGGGCCAGACCCTACAACAGGAACTTCTACCGCAACAATTCAAGGATTATTGCTTAGAGGTCAAAGGTATCGATGGCTTCACGCATTTCAGAATACTCAAATAAAGGGCGAAGAAACCGTTAAATTTAAGATCAAGATTATTGATTTTAGTGTTGGGCCTGGATGTAGCCTTTACATTGAGCGAGCAGGTTTTCAGGATTAGATACTATGGCACTTAACTCAAGCTCTGTTATTAAACTTATCGACCTTCTTTGTGAAGGGCCGATTCAGGGTCTTGTCGATGGCAAGGAAGGTGTTTTTCTTGATGAAACCGCAATAACCTCTCAAGGAGTTAGAAATTTTTCATCTTCGGATGTTTCTGAGACTTTTCGGACTGGAGGTAGGACACAAAGCCGGTTGCCTCAAGCTGGCAGTGGACCGTCAACGGTCACTGATGTAAACCTAGAAATCGGGCAAAACTACAGTGAGACTCTTAATAGCAAGAATAAAGTAGTAGGAAGAGACTACGGCTCAGGCTCTATAACGCGCCAAGTAACGGACACTGAAGCGGATTCTGTAGAGCTTCTTTTTACCATACCCCGGCTATTTTCAATAGCCCAAGAGGGGTTAGCGAAAGGTCAGGTTTTCAATGCTTCAGTCACAATCGTGGTTCGCGTCCAAGCAGTGGGGACTTCTTTCAAAAAAGTTTACGAAAAAACAATTACAGGTTCATCTACTACTAATTATCAATTCAAGACTCCAACAATAAGACTGTTTGGGACCGGCCCTTGGAACATAAAAGTAACCAAAAACAATCTAAAAGAAAATCATTTTGAAATCAAGTATCAAAAATTTCGGGATATAGAAAAGAATATTCCTTTGGCTAGTTCAAGAGCTAACCAGATTTTTTGGACAAGCTTGATTGAGTCGCAATCAGTAAGAAGTGCATATCCATATTGCGCTGTTGCTGGGCTGTCTCTTTCAACTCGACAATTTCAAGCTTTGCCTACTCGCGCCTACAAAATTCGAGGTCGGATTGTAAAAATTCCAAAGAATGCGACTGTTAGAAGTGACGGCAGTTTGAAATTTGAGGGAAATTTTGACGGCAAGCTCAAGAGTGCGTGGACGACATGCCCGGTTTGCTGTTGGTATGACATGTTGACGAGTGAAAGATATGGAGCTGGTGATTTTGTCCAATCAAGCAATGTCAGCTGGGTAGACCTCTATCCGCTTTCTGTCTATGCAAACCAGAGGATAAGCACACCAGATGGAGGGGTAGAGCCGCGATTTGCCTGTAACACGGTAATTGGCGGTCAAGCTCAGGCTTTTAACGTGCTTCAGGATCTTGCAAGCGCATTTCGTGGAATGCTTTATTGGCAAGCCAACGTTATTCAGGCGTCAGCAGATCACGGGAATCTAGACGGTAGTCCTGTTGATCCTGTCCATATCTACAACAACAGCAGTGTCATCGATGGAGCGTTTAATTATTCAGGCACTTCTCTTAAGACCAGAAGCAGCAGCATTAGAGTTAGGTATAACGATCCAGAAAATTTCTATAAGTCAAACTTTATTGTTGTTGAAGATGCAGCGTTGATAACCAAATACGGTTATCAGGTCAAAGAAATCATTGCCTTTGGTGCCACTTCAAAGTGGCAGGCGCAGAGACTAGGGCGCTGGATGTTGGCTTCAGAGGAGATTGACGGGGAGATCGTTAGTTTTAGTACTGGGCTTACTGGCGCGGTGGTCTTGCCTGGCCAGGTGTTTGCTGTGTCGGATGAAATCCGTGCAGGCGTAAGAATTGCAGGTCGCGTTGCTAGCACAACGACTGACACACAGATAGTGGCAGACGATGCGATCGTTGTTCCAAGTGGCGCGAACAGAAGGATCACTTGCGTCTTACCTAATGGAACGGTCGAGACAAGGGAAATCAGTTCAGTTTCAGATAAAACTATAACTGTCTTGAACAGCTTTAGCCTAACTCCTTTGCCTCAATCAATTTTCGCAATTGCGACAGACTCAGTAAATCTGCAGAAGTTTCGTTGTCTAAGTGTCGTTGATAGCGGTGAAGGCAAATATGCCATTACAGGCGTTGAGCACAACGACAGTATTTACTCTGTAGCCGATACAAATCAAGATCTTGAATTTTTAGACATAACAGTTTTTGATGAAGCGCCTAATCCTCCTGTCGACTTACAGCTAACGGCTTCACAGGTAAGGATAAACAACAACACCGTAAATCGCATCACTGCTTCTTGGTCTCCTGGTAGCAGTACAAATAACATTGAATACGAGATACGCTATAAGCTAAGCGGTGGTGCTTTTATAAAAACAAAGACAGAGGGCACAACATTTACCGTTGATAATTTATTGCCCGGTGCGGTTTTCATTTTTCAGATTCGTACTTTAGGCGTAAGCCCAATTCAAAAATCGTCGCCTTGGGTTGAAGCAAGTATTGAGGTTCCAAACCCTGGCATCAATCCCGACGATCCTAGTGCGATTGAAATACCACCAGACCCTGCAAATGTGACTGTTCAAAAGACCGATAGAAACACAGTAATTTTAAGATGGGCTGTTCCTTTTACGGGAATAAACCCCGAAGATTTAACTGCAATTATTAGGCATTCTCCTGTGCTTGATGGAACGGGGGTTTGGTCTGACAGCGTAAAGCTTACGGAAGTCAAAGCTAAGACTCTTTTTGCGGTACTGCCTTTGCTAGAGGGGGAGTATTTAGTCAAGTTTGAGCAAAACACTACGCTTGTTCGCAGCGTAAATGCTGGCAGCGCTGTCATTGATCTTCCTGACGCAATTCCTAGGTTAAATGTTCAAGTCAGAAGGGAAGACTTGGATACGCCTAGACCGTTCCAAGGGCAGTTCTACCAAGCCTTCTACGAAGAAACGCCCGGTACTAATGGAATAGTTCTCGACGGAACGGGATTTTTTGACGACATTCCAAACATTGACGACATTGGTCATTCAGCGGCTCAAAACCCAATATCGAATACCATTGATTTCATTGGTGAGCGATATTCTTTTGGTGAATATTATTTTGCAAACACGTTGGATTTGCTGGGCAAATTCAGCGTTTTGTTCACACGCAAAATTAAATCGTTGGGCATTTATCCCGATGATTTAATCGATTCAAGAACTGAGCTTATTGACCGCTGGTCAGATGTTGACGGGTTAAACGCTGACGACACCAGCGCAAAAATCTATTTCAGGACTAGCGATCAGGTTCCGGTTGATGTTGTGACGCTTCTGGAGGATGACGACAAGCTTTTGCTTGAGGATGGCAATGACTTTGAGCTTGAATCTGACATTGATTATGGTCTTTGGACTCCCATGGAATCGGGTGAGTATTCAGGAAGGTTGTATCAATTCAAAGTCGAGCTGACGACAGATCACCCTGATCAAACACCAGTTGTGCAAGAGCTTGGCTATCACATCCAAATGGAGTCGCGGACAGAAAGCAGCGGAATTATTGCGTCTGGTGCTGGTGCCAAAGTAGTGACGTTTGCGAATGCGTTTTACCAAGAGCCAAGCATCGGCTTAACTGTTTCCAATCTGACTTCAGGCGATTACTACCAAATCACGTCGCCTTCTCGGTCAGGATTCACAGTAACGTTCTACAATTCAAGCAACGCGGCAATTGACCGTAATTTTGAGTATTCAGCTATTGGTTACGGAGTTGAGCTATGAGCCAGCATGATTACAACCTGGCTAACGCATCTGGAGCGGCGTTTAGGGCTGACCTAAACAGCGCGCTTGCTGCAATCGTTAGCGTCAACCGCAAATCTACCCCACCTCCCGTAGCATTTGCAGGCCAAGTCTGGGAGGACACCAACACAACACCTAGCACTTACAAGCTGCGAAACGCTGCAAATAGCGCGTGGGTTGAGCTGTTTCAGGTTGGGACGGACGGATCGTTTACGCTCGCAGGCACTGGATCGCTAACCGTCCCAGGTGGCACGGAGGCACAGCGAGACGCAAGCCCAGCCGCTGGGATGATTCGTTTCAATACGACGATCAGCCAGTATGAGGGATATGACGGCAGTGCATGGACCTCGATTGGCGGAGGTGCGACAGGCGGAGGTTCTGACAATGTGTTTTATGAAAACGCTCAGGCCGTAACGACCGATTACACGCTGAGTGCTGGCACCAATGCAATGAGCACGGGACCGATTACAATTAACTCAGGAGTCACTGTTACGGTCGGCACCGGCCAAACATGGGTGGTTTTGTAAATGGCTATTGCAATCGACGGAACAGGGACAATTATCGGGCTGGCAGTCGGTGGCTTGCCGGATGGAACGGTTGACACTGACATGATTGCCGCTTCAGCGGTTGACAGAGCGAAGCTGGCTGCAAGCCAGCAAAAAGAAATAGCAAAAGCGTGGCTTAATGTTAATATGACCGGAACAATAGCTATTACTAAGAGCCATAACATCAGTGGTGTTGTTGATAACGGTACGGGAAATTATACAGCCACACTTACCAACGAAATGACAGATGCAAACTACGTGGTCGTGTGTAACGCGGTAGCATCAACGAATACCAGTATTGATACTTGGGCTAACGCCTACCAACGCACAACTACTACGTTTAGAGTGCAAACACAAAACGCGGTTAGCACCAACGTAGACCGAGCGACGAATTTTGCTGTTGTCTTTGGAGTTCAAGCATGAGCTTAATTATCTACCAGAATCAAGACGGTGGCGTATCAGTCGTTCACCCTACGGGCGAGGTTCCTATTGAAGAACTTGCTGCAAAGCTTGGCCTTACTGATTACGAAATCGTTGAAGATGGCGCAATCCCACCAGATCGCACTTTCCGTAATGCCTGGGTAAAGAACGGATCAGCGGTTGTTGAAGATCTTTCTAAGTCAAAAGAGATTGGTCATGAATTACGCCGCGCCAAACGGTCAGAAGAATTTGCGCCTTATGACGACTTGATTTCTAAGCAGATCCCTGGAGCGGATATAGACGCAGCAGAAGCATCACGGGCGAGCATTCGCTCTAGGTATGCCACAATACAATTAAGTATTGACAATGCTGCTTCTCCAGCGGACATCAAAGCAGCCCTAAATGGAGACGAGTCATGACTGTAAAATTAAATTGCTCTAGTTCAGGTTCTGTTGCGCTATCCGCTCCAGCTAGCACAGCCCTAGGTGCTGATGTTGTCCTCAATCTGCCGTCTCATGCCGGTTCATTGGATCGTTTGGAACGTGCGGGAAATATTCTGCAAGTTGTTTACGGCACAACAGGCACATCCACAAGCAATACGAATACTACTTATGTTGATACCACACTGAGCGCATCAATTACGCCAACCTCTGCTTCCAGCAAAATACTCGTCCTTGTAAATCAAGCTTATAAAGCGGTCAGCGGTTCAAGTCCGGCCGGCTATGCCGGTCACGGAATAAGAATATTGCGAGACTCAACAGTGGTTTACGTCCCTACTGGAGACGAGGCTCCC